CGACCTGGTCGAGCGCCGCCTGGATTGCGGCGGTGTCGTCGGTGACGCCGTCGCCCATCGCGCCGAACGATTTGACGCTGGTCGGACCGCCGGTCGAGCGGGCGGCATCGACGGCAGAAAACCATTCCGCCGCGGCGACCAGCGCGATCGTCTTGGTACCGCTGGTAAAGGCCGTCTTGGTTCCGCTGACGGGATCGCGCGCGATCACGCCGCCGTCGAGAAGCGTCCCGCGGCCGACTTCGGTCTCTCCCGGATTGTCGACCCCGAGCGCCGAATAGTAAAAAGTCTCGCCGGTCGCGCACGCGTCGACGAAGCTCGCGAAGCCGTTGACGGCAGGGCCAAGAACGAAGTCGTTCACTCCGGTCGTGGTCGTGAAATTGCGAACGAGATCAGCGAACTTCGGCTGAAAGGCTTCCGCCATGTGGACTCCTGGTCTGATGGAAAAACCCTCCCCCGCGCGGGCGAGGGAGGGACTGACTGCGGCGGGCCAAATTCGCCCGGCCGCGCTTATGCGAACTGAAGCAGCTTGATCGCTTCCGAGTTCACGACCTGGCCGCCGACGCGCTTGGTCGCGTAGAAATGCACGTACGGCTTGTGCGTGTACGGATCGCGCAGGATCGTCGTCGCATTGCGCTCGGCGATCACATAGCCCGCCTTGAAATTGCCGAAGGCGATCGACAGCGATCCCGCCGCGATGTCCGGCATGTCCTCTGCTTCGATCAGCGGATAGCCGAGCAAAGTCGCCGGCTGCCCAGCGGCCAGGCTCGGCTGGAAGATGAACGCGCCCGTGCTGGTCCGGAACTTGCGGATCTCTGCCGCGGTCGCCGAGTTCATCACGAACACTGCGCCTTGCCGGTACGGCGAGCGCAGCGACTGGACGAGATCGATCAGCGCATCTTCCGGATCGCTCGTCGGGAAGTCGCCCGCGACCCCCGTTCCGATTGTCTGAAGCGTCCCCATTGGGCGCGCCGAATCCAATGCCGCCGAGGTCGGCGAGGTCAGGAACCCGAGCGGCTGGTTGATGCCGCTCCCGCTTACGAACGCCGCGCCTTCTGCCCTCGCGAATTCGGTCGCAATCTCCTGCGCGAGCCACTTCTCGACGTCGAACATCGCATCGTCGAGCATCTGCTGCGACGCCGCCGGATTGGCGTAAAGCTCGCCCGACGCCGGCACGATCTCGCTGAATGTCGGCGTGTTGGTTTCCGGCCGGTCCGCCTCGTAGGCGACCCATCCCGACGGAGTCCCGCCGCTCGTGATCAGCTTGCGATAGCCGGCGCTCCCGACCTTCACGACATTGGCGATCGACCGGATCGGCGAGATCGCGTTCAGGGTCGCGTCGATCTGCTCGTCGATCTCCTGTGGCACGGCATAGCCGCCGATCGCGTCCGACGAGCTCCCGATCGCCTTGGTCTCGAGCCCGCTCTCGATTCCGCGCCGCACATATTGATCGACAAACGCCGAAGCCTCCGCCGACTTGACCCCGTCCAGCGCAGGCCGCTGCGCCGCGATCACGCCGCTCGCGATCTTCGCCTTCAGCGTCTCCAGCTCCGCCTTCAGCGCAGCAACCCCGTCATCCTCGTCGAACTGCTCGAAGCTCTCCTCGAGCGCATCCGCCTTCACTTCCACCATTCACTTTTCTCCCGTGCAAAACCCATGAAAAAAGGGCCGCGGAAACCCGCGACCCTCACCTTCTCTTCGCCATCCCGGACTTGATCCGGGATCCACCTTATTCGTCCATCGAGTTGATCACCTGCCAGTTCGGAATGCAGCTCTTTTCCGCCTCGCATTTCTTCCACTCGGCAATCACCTGCTCCTTCGTGGGCTCAGGCGGCGGCGGCTCAATCTGGTTCATTGAAATCATCCGATCGACGATAATGTCGTTTGGCGACATCCCCATGTGACCGAAGTGACCCTCGCCTATCGATCGCCTGCCGATGAACTCGACCTCGTAAACGCCACCCGGTTTCAACTCGTTCTGTACCGGACGCGTCGAAGAGAACTCGAGCCAAATCGCATTCGCTGCGCCTGACCGCTCATCAGGGCAGGGCGATCCGGCGGGACAAAAAATCGATCCTTCGAACTGATTGATCCAATGGCCTTTCCATCGGCGAGCTTTGTCGAATTTGTAGCATTGGTCGGTGCGCTGCGGCATCGCCTCGACACCACCCCAACGCAGCTTTTCCAGACAGGCGTCGGTCATTCCTGGATCGCTGGCTCGCATTGCTGCGACTTGAGCATCGGTCATCTTCGGCTTCTGCGGATGGCACGCGGCCAACATCGCGACGCACAGACAAGGACCGACAATCCTCATCGGCGCAGCTTCCTCCAATCATCCGCGACTTTCAACCGCATGCACCCGCGCCTTCGGCTGCATCGGATTGGCGACCAAACTCACCTCGACCAGCTCCAGCTCGATCAGCTCGCGCAACCCGCCCGCGCTCTTCGCCTCGCGCACGCGATAACCGAAGCTGAGGCCATCGACCTTGCCGCTCCCGAGCAGCCGCGACGCGCGCGCGTCGGCCACGCTTGCGATCACCCGCAATCCGCGGCCGTCCTCGCTCAAATGCTCGAGCTTACCGATCACCGCGCCGGCCTTGTGCTGCCACAGTAACGGCACCTCGCCCGCCATCTCAAGCGCCCTCGCGAACGCCCCCTTGCGGACGATGTCACCGCCCTTGTCCGGCCGGTCGAACAGCGCCGCATAGCCAGCGAACCTCATCGGATGACCAGCTCCGTCAGCCGAAGCCGCACCGCGATCCCGATCAGCAGCACCGCCAGCGCAATCCGCACCAGCCAGGTCACCACTGCGCGCCAGGCGGTCCGCTTGGCGTCGCGCCAGGCACCGAGCAGCTCGCGCAATTCGTCCATGTCGCGCCGCGCCCGTTCGTCATCGAGTCCGAGCGACGCCAGCGCCCGACGCGCCCCCGCCTGGCTCGATTCCTCGACCAAAGCGCGCAGCGTGACCAGGTCAGCGCCGCGACCTTCCGCCTGCGCCATCAAGCTCGCGAGCAACGCCGCCGCCGTCATTCCGGCCGCTCCGTGAAACCCAGCATGTCCCGTTTCTCCGCATCGCTGAGGAAAGCGGCCGCGCCGACCTGCTCCCACAATTTCGCCCGGTCGTCGGCGAGCTCGCTGATCTGGTCGGTGTCGACGCTCAGCGTCACTTCGCCGACCCAGTCGCTCAGCATCGCCGCCAGCGCGTCGAGGATCCGCTCCGCCATCGGCAGGATCGTCTGGCGATAGAGCGCCCGCCCCGCTTCGCGCGCATTGGCGTACGTTGCGTCCCCCGGGAGCCCGACCAGCACTGGCGGCACCCCGAACGCGAGCGCGATGTCGCGCGCCGCGCCTTCCTTGAGGGCGACGAAATCCATGTCCGCCGGCGTGAGGCTCAGCGCCTGCCATTTGAGTCCGCCTTCGAGCAGCAGCGGCCGCCCGGCATTCACCTCGCCGGAAAACTGGCTGGCGAGCTCCTCCTTCAACCGCTTGAACTGCTCGGCCGAAAGCACGCTTCCGTCCGCCGGCTCATAGCTGAGCGCACCGGACGGCCGCGCTCCGTGGTCGAGCAGTGCCTTGTTCCACCGGCTCGCTCGATTGTGCACCGTCGCCGCGGCAATCGCCGCCTCCAGGCAGCCCATCCCATAATGGTCGTCGCGCGGGTGAAGCGCCTTCACATGCGCGACCTGCTGCCGCTCGAGCGCATCGACGCGATTGTAACGCGTGACCTGCGTCCCCGCGCGATACAGATAGGCGACCGGCCAGCCGCGCTCGTCCGCGACCACGCTCACTCGCTCGGGCCGTAGCTGCACCAGCTCCGCCGGCGAATCGTCGCTGTCGGCGATCAGCTGCACATAAGCATTTCCCTGGAGCAGCAGGTTCGCCGCGACCGCTTCCAGCAGCCCGTCGCGCTTGACCAGCGCAACCGCTCTGCTGTCGCCGTCGATCGTCAGCGAGCCGAGCATCCCCGCGACCAGGCGAACCGACCGCTGGCCGACCGGATTCTCCTGGTAAACCTCGCGGAATCTCGCCTGATAGGAGCGAGCGAACCCCTCCTCGGCTGAATCATTTCTCAGCCACGCAGGCACAAACGGCCTCGCGTCCGCCGGCGCGCTCTTGCGCCCGAACCACCACCCCATCGCTCGCTCCTAAG